GCCCCGCCAGCTCTGGCCGGTGGCGTGGCTGGGGTCGACGATGATGGGCAGGTGCGTCAGCTTGCGCAGCACGGGGATCGCCGCAAGATCGAGCGTATTGCGGGTGTAGGTCTCAAAGGTGCGCACGCCGCGCTCGCAGAGAATGACGTTCTCGTTGCCGCCGGCCATGACGTACTCCGCGCTCATCAGCCATTCCTCGTAGGTCGCGGACATACCGCGCTTGATCATCACGGGCTTTTCCTGACGGCCCACAGCCTTCAAAAGGTCGAAGTTCTGCATATTGCGCGCGCCGATCTGAATGACGTCCACATTCTTGAAGAGCGGAAGCTGGCTGAGGTCCATCAGCTCGGTGACGATGGGCAGCCCCGTCTCCTCCTTGGCGATCTCGAGGTAGCGCAGGCCGACCTCGCCGAGGCCCTGGAAGGAATAGGGCGAGGTGCGGGGCTTGAACGCGCCGCCGCGCAGCATCGTCGCGCCGCTGGCCTTGACCGCCTTCGCGATGGCGACCACCTGCTCCTCGGATTCCACCGAGCAGGGGCCGGCCATGAGCGTGAGGTTGCCGCCGCCGATCTGCGTATTGCCGACCTTGACGACGGTATCCTCGGGATGGAACTTGCGGTTGGCATTCTTATACGGCTCCTGCACACGCTTGACGTCCTCGACAATGTCCAGCGCGGAAATGAGATCGGCGTCTATCTTCGAGGTATCGCCCACCAGGCCGAGGAGCATATTGCCCTCGCCGATGCTGGTGTGAATGATGATGCCCTTTTCCTGCAGCCATGTGATCAGGCTCTGCAGCTGCTCGGGATTCGGATTGTGCTTGAGTACGACGATCATGGTAACACCCCCCGAGCAACCCACGAACACCCCCCCCCCCGCCCCCGCCGCGGTTCGTCATGCATTTACGGTCATTCCGACAAAGGATCCGTTCTTACACGCGCTTGCTTTCAGCCAAACCAGAATAAGCCTTACCCATAAAATAGGTAAAGCTAAAGTAGCGGTATTCAACACTGCGGTTCATTACGGTCATGGTCTATGCTCCTCTCGGAAGCCTTGATGTATGCAGTATAACAGCTTAAAGCGCAAAAGGGAATCGGCATTTTCACCAAATCCGTAAAATTTGCCGATTTTCCTTCCGCCGAAACAGCCAAGCCGCGCTCCGGTCTCCCGCTGCTCCTCGCGCAAGCCTCTTCCCGCCCGCGCCGTCCGAGCGGCTTTGCCGCTGAAACGCAGGTCAAAAACAGCCCGCGGCACCAAAATGAAAAAAATCCGGAAAATTGGCAATTAGTTCTTGACAAATGCAAAACCGCTGGTATAATAACAAATGTTCGTCAAGCGAACATAGCGGGATTGTGTAATGGTAGCACAGCGGACTCTGACTCCGTATGTGAGGGTTCGAATCCTTCTCCCGCTGCCAAAGAAAAAGACTGGAAATGTTGAGTTTCCGGTCTTTTTTCTTTCTATTATCTCTAATTCCGCAAGGAAAAGTTGTGACTGTACTTCCCCGCAATGCGTTTTACCCCTAAGTTTACCCCAATTGGATTTTTTACCCCTACAATTCAGGCAAAAAGCTGCTCCGCCGATGCGAGATCGACGGAGCATTTTCATGCCTTTTTGAGATTTTCAAAATACCCCTGCATCCGTGCGGCGCTATCTTCTTTCATGCGCTCTGAGACGTGGCCGTAAACGTCCAACGTAAAAGCGGCGGTCGCATGGCCGAGATTTTCTTGCACAGTCTTCACGTCGTCACCGTTTTGCAGGGAGAGCACAGCGAAGGTGTGGCGCAGATCATGCACGCGGGCGTCCGGCGCGCCTGCTTTGGCTGCGATCTTCTTGTGATGTGCATAAAGGCGCTGCGGGTGCAGATGGTCACCGAGCACGTTTGTGAAAACGAGCCGACAGGCGGCGTACTGCTTGGCGGGGTCTATCCAGTCCTGCCATAGATCACCGGCCTGTAAACGTCGCTGTGCTTGCTTGGAGCGGACAGCGCGCAGCATATCCATGACAAAGGGAGCAGGGCGCAGAATGCGCGTCTTGTCGTTTTTGAGGGCGGCAAACTGGAAGCCTCCGGCCTCGGCGGGACGTTTCTGGAGCTGCTTACAGACTGTGACAGTGCCTTTCTTGAAGTCAACGCAATCCCAAGTCAGGCCGGTCGCCTCCGCCTCACGCAGCCCGGTGAAAAGGATCACCTTCAAAATGTCACCATAGTCATTATCGCTGTCTGCCGCGGAGAGGTAAGCTTTTACTTGTTCGTCCGTAAGCGGCATGATATGCGCTTTCTCAACACGGGGCAGGTCTACCATGTCGCAGGGATTGCGTGCGATGTAGCCCAGCTTTACGGCCTGAGAAAGGGCCTTTGTCAGAACACCGTGGACATTGCGCACAGTCTTTGCATTGAGTGGTGCAGTCTCCGTGACCATGACGCCTTTTTTCTTGATGATCTTGCCGTGCTTGTCCCTCTTCGGAACGGTGCGGCCGTTGGCAAGCAGATCATTATAGAAGCCTTGAACGAGGTGCGGCGTGAGCTTGGAGAGCTTCACAGCACCGAGGGCCGGTTTGATGTGTGTGGCGATCTGTGCTTTGTAGGTCTTGACCGTGCCGTATTTCTGCGAGAGCAGATAATCGCTTTGCCAGATATCGAGCCACTGCGCAAGCGTCAGGCGCGTCGGCTCTATGTAAAGGCCATCGTCAACGGCCTTTAGCACGTCGCGCATAGCGGTCAACACTTCTTTCTGCGTGTTGCCGTAGAGGCTCCTGCGAATCGGTTTCCCCGTGCCGGGGTCTGTGCCGACGGTCACACGGGCCTCCCATCGACCATCAGGCCGTTGCCGGATCGTACCGGCTCCAGACGCGGCACGAGTATTTGCTTTTCTTGACATTGATTTTCCTCCTATATCATGTTAAGATATAGGGGTAGTAGGCTCTGCAAGTTTACTTTTTGAATTGCAATACAAGGTGCTGCAACACCGGGGGCGGTTTTTTACTTTTGGAGGGCTGTGAATCTGCACAGCGCTGTTCGCTTGACAAACTCTCAATCGATACCGCTATTTCTCATCAATGCTTTCGTGAGGGGGAAGCGTAATTTCGTCTACAACTAATTTCAACATTTCAGAAATTCGGTATTCTAATAGAGATAGATATTCATAGCCGGGTATTAAATATCCGACTCCCGAATCACGTCGCCTCTCTGGTGTAATAGGAATTTCAGAGGTCCTTTCCATTTCTGCCAAAAGCTGCGCTTCCCCAAGAGTACAAATATCGGTTAAAGCATGGTGAAATCCTTCATGTTCAATAAATGCACTTACCGAATGCGATTTGGCTTTATCAGTACTTATTGAATGGACCCACTCTACGGCGGATTCAGTTAGTCCAGTGTATTTACAAATTGATTGGATTTCAGGGACCTGCGTTCTTACATCAGATTGCCCCAAAAGGTAATCCGTTGACACGCTGCATTTTTCTGCTATTTGCAAAAGGGTGATAACATCAGGAAGTCGGTCACCATTACAGTAAAAGCCAACTGTTTGCCGAGATAAGCCCAAGAAATCTGCAAATTCAGTATTTGAACGTTCACCTTGCAGTTCACGGAACCGTCGTGTGAAGATAGGCAATCTATTTTCTTTGCGCTCCATATGTGTACACCTCGAATTAATTCCGCTCTAATCGTTAACCTCTGTTGAAACTTTTGTTCGAGTGTTGCAATTGCTCTTACTGTGTGCAATAATGATTATACCAGACAACAACAAGAGCGTCAAGGACAATTTTAGGGAGGTGACGGAATGTTTAACCAGGATATTCGACGCATGGCAGCCGGTAATGGAGTGAGGCTCTGGCAAATTGCGGAAGCACTCGGTATCGCGGATTGCAGCCTTTCACGAAAAATGCGAAAGGAGCTGTCGCAAAACGAAAAAGAAAAAATTGCCAGAATCATTCGAGAGATTTCGAAGGAGGCGGAATGATGGAAATTTTGGCATATACGCCCACCACGCTGGCTGAGGCGATGTGTGTCAGCAGGCCAACAGTTTATCGTTGGATGAATCTGCCTGGTTTTCCAGTCGCTAAGCTCGGAAACTGCGTGCGGATTCCTGTAAGAGCATTTGAACGTTGGCTTGATGAACAAGCGGGAGTGACAATCGATGATAAGTAATGAAAAAGGAAATGCCCCTGCCGGTGCTGGAACACCGACAAGGGCAATGGGAAACGGTTTGGCGACCACATTTCCCTATCCGGATCATAACACAGCGACACGGGAAAAGCTACTCATTTCTGATCTGCTCCATACTGGAAGCAAGAACGGCATAACACTTACCGAGCTGGTGCAACTCACCGGTGAAGATGAACGTTCGATCCGCCGCCGCATTCAGAGGGAGCGAAAGTCCGGGAAGCTGATCCTGTCCGATAATCAGTCGGGGTATTTTCTTCCCGGGACAGAGGACGAAGTCAAGCGCTTCATCCGGTCTATGTCTCGTCGCGCTCGTGAAATCAGCGTTGTCGCTTGCGTTGCGGAGGATGTGCTCGCACGGATGATGGGTCAGGAATCTTTGGAGGGTTGGCATAATGGCTGAGCGCCGCATGTTTTCTAAAGCCGTCATTAACTCTGCGCGTTTTCTGACGATGCCGCCGTCCTCGCGTCTGTTGTACTATGATCTCGGCATGGCTGCAGATGATGACGGCATTGTGGAGGCGTTCACGGTTATTCGCACGACAGGAGCTGTTGAAGATGATCTGCGTGTGCTCATCTCCAAAGGATTTGTATCCCTCCTAAACGATGAGTTAGTTGCATATATCACCGACTGGAACAAAAACAATCAGATTCGCAAAGACCGATATCAGCCGAGTATTTATCAGAATTTGCTGGTTAAATTGGGCGATGGAAACCAACGGTTAACCGATGGTTTACCAGATGGCAACCAACGGTCACCCCAGTATAGGTTAGGTAAGGATAGTTTAGGTAAGGTTAGTACAGGTGAGGAGAATAAGGCGGCTACGCCGCCACGCGCGAAGCGCTTCACCCCGCCCACGTTAGCAGAGGTTCAAGCCTATGTGCTTGAACGCCGGTCGCCGGTAGACCCGCAGGGGTTTATCGATTTTTACGAATCGAAGGGCTGGCTGGTTGGCAAGGCCCCCATGAAAGACTGGAAAGCGGCTTGCCGAAATGCTGAGAGCTGGGAGCGCTGGAGGCAGCGACCGACCAGAGCCGAGAGCTGGGACCGCGTTAAACGAGACGAGGAGTACCGGACTGGGGAGGATTTCTTCGATGCATAAACATTTCTACATTCCGCCGCAGGTTGGGACACATTTTTCCGATGAGCTGCAAAGAGCCCTCGAAGCATGGCTCTACCATTGCGCCGGAGCAGGCCGTATTTATGACACGAAAGAACTACAGACCCTCGTCCAGTGTATCCGTACATTAGCGGCGAGATATGGCGATCATGCCGTGGTCGCCCTTATTCACGAGGAGATCAAGCAAAGCAGCGAACAAATTCAGTTTTCCAAATTGAGGGAGGTAGCAAATGCTTGAAAAAATCGTAGAGAAATCATTAGAGGCCGCAAATGCACAGCCAGACGATTACAGAAAGGATGGCTTGCTTTATTGCCACGTTTGCCATCAGCCAAAGGAAAGACGCCTTGAGCTTCTTGGAAGGGAGCATATCGTTGGTGTCCTGTGTGAATGTGAGCGGGCAAAGCGTGAGGAGGAAGAAGAAGCGAGCAGAAAACACCAGGCGGAGATGGCCTTCTGGGAAAAGATGACGGACCTTCGCAAGGATAATATTTGTGATCCAACCTATGAGACGGTCACGCTCGCAAATGACGACGGCACAAATCAAAAGGTCTCTAACTTTTGCCGGAAGTATATAGACCGTTGGCCGCAGATGCTCGAAAACAATATCGGTATCTTGTTTCACGGGCCAGTCGGCACAGGCAAGTCATTCTTCGCCTGCGCGATCGCCAATGAACTTTTACAGAAGCACGTTCCGACCACGATCACCAGCTTTCCACGCCTCCTGAATCTGCTGCAGGACAGCAATAACCGGCAATGGCTTCTTGACTGCCTCGGAAATTACAAGCTCGTTGTGATCGATGATCTCGGTGTCGAACGTGAGACAAGCTATGCAGCCGAACAGATTTTTGCAGTCATTGACGCTCGCAGCCGCGCAAAGCTGCCGACTATTATCACGACCAACCTGACGAAACAGGAGATGGAAAATCAGCCGTCTATGCAGTATCGCCGAATTTTTGACCGTGTACGGGAGATGTGTCCTGCGGTCGTGCTGATCGACGGTCAGAGCCGCCGCATCCAAAATGCACACCAGCGCCGCGAGCTTGCCCGCGAGTTGCTGATATGAAAAAGCCCTCCCCAAATCGGGGAGGACCGCTCTTGTGGTGAGTCTTAATTGTCAATTCTGATTCTACCACAGGAGGGCGCAATATGCAAGTGATTTCACTTACCACACAGAGCGAGCAAACAAACCAACTCGCAGCAGATGTGCGAGACGGAAATGCAGACATTTTGACGCTATGGGCAGCGGTCGAGCGGTTTGCCTCACAGCAGGCCGGACGATGGACACGGGCATTCCATGAGAGCGCGGGCATCGAAGAAAGTGACCTCATGCAGACGGCCTTTCTTGCCCTTATAGAAGCGCTGACAGCGTGGAAACCGGAGCGAGGGGTATTCCTTACCATGTTCGATTTCAAGCTCAAATCAAGCTTTACAGCGGCTTGCGGGATGCGAACCAGGCGAGACAAAGAAGACCCACTCAACCGGAATCGTGTATCGCTTGATATGCCGTTGGACGTTGATGGCGGCGGTGATTTCACCGTTGCGGATACGATCCCTGATCCTGCGGCGGAGGCGGGCTTTGAAGAGGTCGAGGAGCGGGAGATGCAGAATGCGGTATATATAGCCCTCGACCAATTACCACAGCACGAGCGTGACGCCATAGTTGCCGAGTTCTGGCACGGGCAGACCGTAGACCGCAGGACCCATGCCGCCGCATTGCGGCACCTGCGGCATCCGAGCATTAGCCGGAGCTTGAGACCATTTTATGAGTAAATGTCAGATAAAACAAGGCCGGAAAGGGGGCATTTCAAACTTTGTCAAAGAAAATCAGAGATGAGACCATTATTGAAGCGCTGCTGATCTCCGCGACAGTGCGGAGCGCGGCGGCAAAGCTCGAGATCAACGAGCAGACGATCTATCGCCGAAAGCGTGATCCTGAGTTCATGCAGAAGTATAACGAAGCACGCCGAGAACGAACCGAAGCGGCGCGAAATGTGTTGCAGGAGAGGGCGCACGCCGCGGCGGATACGCTGGCAACGATCATGCAGGATGCAGACGCGCCCGCACAGACCCGCGTGAGTGCCGCGGCAGAGATTTTACGGCAGACGGTGAAGTACACGGAGATCACAGACATCATGCAGCAGCTTGACGAGCTTGAAGCATGGCGAAGGGAGCAGGAACAGCGATGAAGAAAAATTTTGATATCCGCCTTGCGGCGTTGCGGGAATACCTCAGGTCGCTGTCAGCCGATGAGACGGTCTTCATTATCGAGGGCGGCACAGAGTACCGCACGAAGCAAGATCCCTTTGATTATCTCCGGGAACACGGGGCATTTACCCATGACGGGCGGCGCATTGTACTTTACCCTCACCCGGTGGAAGGAGTTGACCCGTTGTCCCTCTCCCTTTATCAGATGATCGACGAAGCAATAGAAGCTGGGCGGCTGGACTGGCCTGATTTGGAAGGAGATGAACCGAATGAACGATATTAAATCACGCATCGAGGCATTGCAGAAGCAAATGGACGCACAGCGGCCTAATGGTGGTATTTTGATTCGCCTATCTGATTCGTGGATGGCGTTCAGCGCAAGCACAATTCACAAAAAGTCAATCTTTGCAACCGAGGCAGAAGCGCGGAAAGCATTGGCTGACTGCAAATCCATTTTAGAACTATGACGGCGGGAAAGACCGCAGAAAGGAAAAAATTATGTCTTTTGTAAACGACCTTAAAAACACCGTTACCAGTAGCCGCGCCGCGATTGCCGCAGCGCAGGAAGAAGCCGCAGCCTTTGAGCGCAAGTGGAGCGGCTATTATTCGCCCACCGTCTACGCTGAAAAATTCGCACCCGTAAAGGCAAAGACGGACGCGGAAATTCTTGCAGCTCACAAAGCGATCAAAACCACCGTTGATGATTTCCGCAAGCAGATTGCGGAGCGCTACATCTTGAAAGGCGATGAACTGACCGCAGATGCGAAACTGCTTGAAAGCGGCGTAGAGCTGAACAAAGCCGATCTGACGCGAATGTTCGATGCTGCAAAGGCGGTAAACAATCATACCATGATGGAGCTTGCATGGCGGCGCTCGCTGAAAGACGGCATTGTGATTGAGCGCCCATACTTCAGCGAAAAAGATCTGAACGATGCCGCCGACATGATGGAGCGCTATGCAAATTCCGCGCTATCGGAAAGCGCGTATTTCAGCATTTGGAGTACCCCCGGCAAGCTCGCCACCATTACCCCTGCCGCCGTACATGATTGGGACGGCACAGAATCTCCGTATCGTTATGTAACAAACAGCAACGGTTAATGTCGAGAACTTTTGAAAAGGGGCAGCACTATATGGGACTGATTCTTTGCGGCGCGGCGGTGTTTGCCGTCGGTATATTCTTTGGGGCACTTGCAGGGGCCGTAATGGTTTCTATCGGGATCCAGCTTGAAAAGAGGCGAGCAAATGAAACACAAGGCAAAAAGTAAAGCTTGGGCGCGAAAGTATGTGAAAGTCATGGGCCGGAATGTATTGGCCGCGTTTGATATGGGCTATGAGGATGGAGCCGCCGGAAAGCAGCGGCAGGCTCCTCCTTTCCCGGAAGAAATACAGCCGGGAACACCTGCTTATGGTGCGGTAGTTTTTGCGCAAACAATGTATGACAGAGGGTATACCTTCGGAAAGGAGATGGCAAAATGAATTTACTTGACCTTGCCGTCAAAATCACGGTTGATGACAGCGGTGTTGACAGCGGCCTAAATAAAATAACGTCCTCGTTCGAAAAGGTCAAAAACAACGTCGGCTCTGTGATAAAGACGGCTTCAAAAATTGGCGCAGTTGTTACCACAGTCGGAACAGCGTTAACCGCGGTCGGTGTAGATACCGCCGCTGAGGTGAGGGCAGAGGCAAGCGCGTTTGAACAGACCTTCGGTGATATGCAGGACACCGCTACAAAGGCAATTGGGCGCGTAGCTGATGAATCCGGCATCTTGCAAACCCGCCTCAATACGCTCGGTAGCAAAATCTATGCGTTTGCCCGGTCTTCCGGCGGCGATGCGGTAGAAAGCATGAACCTGATGGAACGCGCTTTGCAGGCCGCGGCAGATAGCGCGGCTTATTATGATACTTCGGTTGAGCAAGCTACAGAAACGCTGCAGTCCTTTTTGAAAGGTAACTTCGCCAACGACGCAGCTCTCGGACTTTCGGCCACGGAGACCACACGAAACGCGGCCGCTATGGAGCTTTTCGGGCAAAAGTATAATGAGCTTTCCGAAATCCAGAAACAGGAAACTCTTCTGAAAATGGTGGAGGATTCGCAAAAACTATCCGGCGCACTGGGGCAAGCTTCACGCGAGGCTGACGGTTGGGAAAACGTTCTCGGCAACCTGAAAGAATCGTGGAGACAGCTAAAAGCCGCATTCGGTGAGCCTATTCTGGATTCTGTAACGCCGATGCTGCAAAGCGCAACGGCGGCAGTGCAGGATTTTACGGCAAAAGTGGATTGGGAGAAAGTGGCAAATGTCATTACGACGGGGTTTGATTCCGCTGTAGACGCTTGCAAGACTTTGATGGACACGCTCAATCAGATCATCCCTGTTATCGGGGTCGCTGCCGGTGCTTTTGCCTCGCTCAAGGCAGGAATGGCGATTCAACATCTTGTCCAGGGCTTTCAAAATGCACAGGTTGCCATTTCGCTCCTAACTATGGGGCTGAATAATACGACACTTGCACAGGCCGCATTAAACGGTACAATGACCGTTGGAGAAACGATCGTTGCGTTACTTACAGGTAAAATGACGCTGGCAGAGCTTGCACAGGCGGCAATGACAAAAGGGCAGATAGCTTTGAATGCAGCATTGACTGCAAACCCCATTGGAGCGGTTATTGCAGTTGTTGGTGCATTGGTCGCCGCGATCGTTGTCCTATGGAATACAAATGAGGATTTCCGAAATGCGGTCATCTCCGCATGGGAGAAAATCAAAGAAACCATTTCCGGCGCAGTCACGGCGATCAAAACGTTTTTCACCGAGACTATCCCGAATGCGGCACAGACGGCGCTTGACTGGTTCCACAGCATTCCGGAGCAGATGAAAGAGGTGGGAAGGAACCTCCTCATGGGGCTTTGGGACGGCATCACCGACAAGGTGGAATGGCTCAAGGGCAAAGTGGCTGGCGTTGTGGATACCATCAAGGGATGGTTTACCGGAAAGGACGGCTTTGATGAGCACTCGCCCTCGAAATGGTCGCGCGGCGTGTTTCGCTATGTGATGGAGGGCGGCGCGGAAGGACTGAGCGACGGCCTGCCGGAGCTAATGCGCGGCGTGAGCAGCGTGAGCGGTCGCGTCAAGGATGGGCTGGACTTCGGCACGGCGACGGTTGGCTTTGCCGATTCCGGCGTCGGGCGGTCAAGTGCTGCTGTTATCAATGGAATTTCGAACAGTCCGGCGCAGACAATAAACTTGCTTGCAAATCTTGTCTTGCCGGATGGCAGCAAGATTGCATCCTTTATATTCGACGATCTCGTTAAACACGCAGCCGCTAACGGGACCCCAATTGCAGGTTCGCAAATGGCGTAAAAGGAGGCAGTGATACAAAAGAGCCACAGCCGGAGAAAGGCCCGGCAGCAGGCGGCAAAAGCCCACAGGAGCGCCTTTCCTTTTCGTAAGAAGATATAAAAAATGAGCCGCCCCCCCTCCAGTAACGGGAAGAGGTTCGGCTCGAAAAACGGAAACATGAGTTTCCTCACTGTCAGTATATGCGCACACAGAGTAATAGTCAAGCGGTTATATTACAAAGCCCACAGGAGCGCTCCTGTGGGCTTTCTGCGTTACATGAGGGAATCTATCGGCAAACGGTTGACCGTTAAGCATTTGACAACAGTCTGTTTGCAGTCCGATAAAGGACAGGTGAAACAGCTTTCGCTGTACTCACACACTGTATTCTTTGCTACTCTTCGGCGGACTCTACGGGCTACTGTACACTTTGGCGCGCATACATGGGAAAGCGGTGCTTTGATCAGATCATGCGCTCGAGTACACTCATCTGTGCTCATTCGGGAGCACCTTCTTTCCGAAAAGCTCGCGTTCGCGCTCGACGGTCATAGTCGCGCCGATGAGCGGAACCTTTCCGACCGGCGTTTGCACGATGGGATAGAATCTGTCATTATCGTTCATGCGGTTACCTCCAGGCTGTTCATAAACTCTTTGATGTACGCGCCGGACAGGTCGGCGGCAAAGGTGAAGCGCGTCCCATGCTGATGGTACACGCCCCCGCAGGTCGGGCAAATATGCACCGTGGCGGCGTTCATAAGCGGCGTATCGCAGCGGGCGCAGTATAGGAGCTTCATGCGGACACCTCCTTGTTTGAGGTTGCGGCGTCCAAAAGCTTAATGGCCGCGATTGCGTCCGCGTCCTCCATGTCTGCAATCTTTCCCATAGCGCCAGGGTGCTTTTTTTGAGCGTTATAATACGCGATCTCGCATTGCCTGGCGAGCTTGGCGGTTTCTGCTGCTTCAATGTAATGAGCCGCCCGCGGTTCCTCGTCGTCTCCGATGGTGAGATAGAAAGTGACAATGGAATCTCTGATGATACCATTGACGATATGGAGCATGGAGCGCGTCCAATCTGCATCAGACGCGGCAATCGGCTTTTGCTCTCTGTCGAGGAAATGTTCATCTAAGACGGTTTCGAGAAGGACTTCCGCGCGCTCTAAATCAGCAAAGACCCCTAACATGGTATCGCCGATAATCGCTCTTTCCTTGACGGTGGTTTTCCAAATATTCCAGTTCATCGTTTTTCCTCCTGGCTTACCTGCTTATTTCCCAAATGCTCACAGCTTCCCATTTCATGTTTTCCAGATCTACCTTGTTCCAGACGGTTGATAAAGTCGAGTAAAAGCATTTTTTGTTCAAGTGACATTGCTAAAACGGCGGCTTTTAAGTTGTTCCGCATTTTTTTAGTTTCTGACGCTGTCATTGTTTTTCCTCCTTGTTTAAACGCTCACGGGCGAGCATTACGCATTCTTCCGGGGTTTTTGTTTCATCCTCCGCTTGAATCTTGCACGCTTCAAAGGTAATCATGATCTGCTTATCGCTCATTTCCGAGATGAGCCGCATGACCTCCTGCCTCGCGCTCTCCGTTTTCTTGCTGGTCATTGTAAATTTCCTCCTTGTTTTCTTGGCGGGAGGTCGGTATAATACCGTTACCGGCCTCCCTGTGGTGGTTGGTGGCTCTCTGCATCTGGCTTTGGTCGGCGGTGATGCAGAGGGCTTTTTCTTTTCCTCCTTACGTGTGTTATTATAGTTCACTTATTAAGTGAACGCAAGGGAGCATTTTCAACAAAAATTCACTTGTTAATATGTTTACAATATACACTTGCTAAGTGCTTGCAGAGAGAGTATAATAAAACTGCTTAGAAGGGAGTGGTGCATATATCGCCGCAGAAATACACAGAGGCCCGTAAAGAGGGAAATAGAAAATGGGATACTGCGAATCTTGATCGCGTTTCCGTTGCTATGCCGAAAGGCAAGAAAGATATTATCAAAGCCCACGCAGAAGCCCGCAGCGAGAGCGTAAACGGCTTTATCAACCGAGCCATAGACGAAGCCATAGAGCGTGACGAAAGCGCTCCTGCGGCCTCTGATGGGCAAGGAGAGGGATAATAGAAGAGCGGAGGGCGATTCCTCCGCTCTTGCTGCATATTTGCAGTGTAAGCGCAAAATGTGCTCTTCAATTCGAGATCAAGGCAGAGCGGCACTTGACACCGCGAAATAACTTGCTATAATAAAAATAGAAAGAGGCGCTATCGGCAGACGGTTAGCCCCTTGCTTTAGTTACGAAGTAACCGCTTGCTTGTGAGGCCGGGCGGTTACTTCTTTTTTGCCTGAATGAACAGGCTGCAAATACCAATGATAACAAGACAAAGCTCTAAGACTTCGGATGTACTCATGGGCAGCCCCCCTTTCGCGAGATCAGGGGACAAGAAGCTGCCCCCGTGATAGGGGCCAACCGCCGCCGTTGACTGGTAGCGCCACAGACAGAATAGCATAGAAAACGACAAAAAGCAACGCTGATTTCTACCCCTAAGTTTACCCCAAACAGCTTTTACAAGCGTTTACAGCATTTTACACCGAAAGCCGAAAAAGCCTGATTTTACTGGATTTTTTTGACATGGCTTTACAGCATTTTACACCTACCATCCAATTCGAATCCTTCTCCCGCTGCCAAAGAAGGTCCCCCCCCACCAAAAACACGGGGGCCCGTTTTTTTTTTTAAAAAAGAAGAGCC